TGATGATATTGCAACAATCTTGCAAGGTCGATTGGTTGATGCAACGGTAACGGCAACGGCGAACGGCATTAAGATTGAAAGCAAAAAAGTGGGCGCGGATAGCGATGTTACAATCGGTTCTGTTTCTGGCGGTTCTGGTACGGATATGTCGGGCGCGGGTTACTTTAATGGCGCAGGCGGTACAGAAACAAGCGGTGTAAATTCAAGTGGTGAAACAATCCTTGATGCAATAACACGCATGGATGGCGCGGTTGGTTTTGTGCCTATGTTGACTTCATTGGCAATTGAAGATGATGCACTTGTATTAATCGCCAATGGCGTACAAGCCCTTGATAAAATGTTCCATTATGCGGGCGCATCGACACAAGACATCGCAGGAATCGCAACAACAATTGCGGGCGCAGGAAATAAGAAGACACGCTTTAAAGTTTACACGGCGGGTGTTGAAGACGCTATCTTGATGAATGCGGCATACGCGGGTCGAGCGCATAGCGTGAATTTCTTTGGCTCTGATACAGCACAAACAATGAATTTGAAAGCCTTGACCACAATTACGGCGGACAACGGTATTTCGCAAACGCTTTACACGCAAGCAGAAGGCGCTGGTTGTGACTTGTATGTTTCATATGACGGTGTTGCAAGCGTATTGTCAACGGGTGGCAATGATTACTTTGATAATGTTTATTCCGATTTAGCTTTGAAATTTGCACTTGAAACAGCGGGGTTCAATTACTTACGTCAAGCAAACACAAAAGTGCCACAAACTGAATCGGGCATGGACGGGTTAAAAGCGGCATATTCTAATGTTTGTAATAGGTTCGTACGTAACCGCTTTATTCGCGGTGGTTCTTGGACTTCATCCGAAACGTTTGGTGATCCTGAAATCTTTAAGCAAAACATTCTTGATAAAGGGTACTATGTTTATTCATTGCCTATCATTGAACAAGAGGCCGTGCAACGTGAACAACGCAAAGCACCATTAGTGCAAATCGCCGTTAAACGTGCGGGCGCAATTCACACAAGTGACGTTATTGTTTTGGTAAACGACTAATAAAAAAGGAAAGATAAAAAATGGCAACATATAATTTAGTATCAGATGGGACATTAACGCTTTTTGATCGTGTGTTTATCGACTTTGCGGATGAAGACATCTCGGCGGTAACATTCCCTAATGACCTTGTTACATTAAAGACGGGTAAAAATGGAAATACAATTTACGCAAAGAACGAACAAGGTCGCAATGCAAATGCGGTTTTACGTTTAATACGTGGATCGGGTGATGACCGTTTCTTGCAATCAAAAATCGCCGCGATGAAGGCCTCTTTTGCAGATACGGAACTTGCCTTTGGTGAATTTGTTATCCGTGTTGCGGATGGTGAAGGCGGTTCGGTTCGTGATGTTTATTCTTTAAAAGGCGGTGTTATTACAAAACCCGTTGAAGGTAAAGAAAACACTTCGGGCGATACAGAGCAAGGTGTTTCGGTTTATAACATCATGTTTGCGGATAGCGAAAGATCGGCACAATAATGGTTGATATAAAATTGAGTGTTAAGTTTTCAACATGGTATAAAATTCGTGTTAAGTTTTTCATGTTAACGGGTCTTTTTATGCCTATGCCGAAAATCAAAATAACGGATAAAACGTCAATGAAGGTGGTGTAACATGGAATTTAAAGCACCATCTGGCGCAAAGGTTGTAATTAACCCTGCTGATTTTAGAGATGCAATGTCCTTAAAGTCGGCGATTGCCAAAGAAATTTCAACAGCTGATTTTAATATTGATTTAAACGCCTTATCCAATGAGGCGGATGTTTCGGAATTGATTAAGCTGTTTTTATCCTTGGACGCATCCGAAAATGTATATGATAAAGTTTTTGCATGTTTGGCACGTTGCACACGTAACGGAGAGCGTATAACGGAAAACACGTTTGATGATGTTGATGCACGTGAGGACTATTACGAAATCGCTTTTAATTGCATAAAGGAAAATCTAAACCCTTTTCTAAAGGGGCTTCGTTCACGGTTGAGTCAATTAATGACGATGGGCTTGGCGAACAAAAAAGAAAGCCCCGAACAAGAATAGACGACGATGTTTTATTCGTTGCTATGAAATTATCAAAGTTGGGTTATTGCGGGGGCGATCCAGTTAAAATATTAAAATCCCCCGTTGATATTGTTTTGGGCATGTTGGACTATGAGGCATTTCAAGACGATTATGAAACGGAATACATTGAATTAAACAAGGAGACATAATAATGCAAATCGGTTCTTTATTTATGGCTCTAGGCTTTGATGTTGATGATAAAAAGCTAGATCAATTCACGGGAAAAGTTAAAGGGTTGCGTGGCGGGCTTGTTGGGCTTGCGGGCGTTGCGGCGGCGGGCGTTGGTGCTTTATCCACCATGGCAATTACGGGGTCGAAATATGGACAAACACTCTCTAATATTTCACAACAATCATTACAAACAACGGACGACCTTCAAAAATTCGCCAACGTTGCGAGCGGGACAAATCCTTTTCTATCATGGGAAGAGGGTTTAGCTGTTGCCAATGCAATGGCAAGCAATCTCGTGGATATGGAGTGGTCACAAGGGGCGATAGGCTCTTTAACAATGATGAATATTGGCCGTGAGTCCATGGATTCTGTAATGAGTTTGTTGGAGGCTTTAAGGGGTGCTTGGCGTGATGATTCATTAGGGCTTACTCAAGGACGTAAAATAAAGATGTTTACGGAGGCGGGTCTTCCAAAGAGTTTCATAAACATGATAACCGCCGAAGAAGGGCGTTACCAAGAACTGCTATCCCGTGACCTGTTATCGCAATCCGATATTGATGCCTATTTGGAATTGTCCGAGGCAATGGAAGGCGCAACCGCACAAGCGGGCTTATTATCGAAAGAATTAGGTGCGTGGTCTTCTGATTTTTTAACACCAATATTTGACTCATTGGCGAATGGCCTTCGATGGTTAAGAAAAGATAGTGGGGAATCTTTAAGCAACTCTTGGGAAACTACAAAAAAATTAGCAGATGAAGCCTTTGTCAAACCTATTGAGGATTTGGCGGATGCTTTTTCAAAGGAATCAATCGCCAATTTTATGGGCTCTATAAGATCGGAAAACGAGCGTTTATCATTACAGCGAATGAAAGAACAAGAGCCTGAACGCTTTAAAGATGTTATGATGAAAAAATATATTGAAGGCCAAAGGACAACAACAAACAATATTAATATTGAATCAACGGCTGATGCGGGCGATTTGGTTGAAAGCCTATTTGATACAATCACATATCAAGAAAATATATCTACGGCAAATGAATTGCCTAACACTTCACGCGGAGGGATTCGATAATGGTTACACCTGTAAGTGCATTAACAAACGCCGTAAACCAATATATTGTACGCCCCGCCAATGCGTTCGGGTTGGGTCGATTTGTGTTTGATATTGAGGGTGAAACAACTGTAACGCTTAAAAGCGATATCACGGATCATTTTTTAGAAGACAACACCACTATTCAAGATCATATAGCGATTAAGCCTAAAAAGGTTACTTTAAATACATATGTTGGCGAATTAACTTATAAACCAGAATCAGATTTGACAGATACGGTTGAAACGGTTGTTCGCAAGCTAACAACAATAAACGCATATTTGCCTGAACTTACACAGGCTACACAAGCAATTGTTGACTTTAACGCCGAGGACTTAACAAGCGTTACGGATAGTCTAGAAAGCGTCACGGCGCAAACGGTAAACAAGGCAACTGATTATTACAGTATGGTTCAAAACTTGCTTAATTCTGGTAATAAACAACAAGACGCATATATGTATTTCAAGTCATTGATGGAGCAAAAAATACTTGTTTCATTACAAACGCCGTTTGAGTATATGAATAACATGGCGATTGAAAGCGTGACGGCTTTTCAAGGTGAAGAAAGTAAGTTTATAAGCAATTTTACAATCACATTAAAAGAAATTCGCACAGCGGAAATATTGACGGCAAAGGCCGAAAATAGCGCGATTGATGGCGAGGACAAGCAGGGGCGTAATAAAACGCAACAAGACGTTCCTGAAAACAATGGAAACACGGTTGGGCAGGCGGCTGATTTGCCAAACGATAATCTTGACACTTCTATTGATCCAACTGAGGTTTTTGTTCCTAGTGCAGAAGATTACCAAGCGGCGGAACGCCTTAGTCGAAACCCAGCTAGTGCCAACGATCAAGAGGTTGTCAATTTATTTGAAGCGGGCGTAATAACTAATGTGAGTGATGAGTAATGAAATTAATTGATAAAATAACAGATAGTGCAATTCAAACAGTTACATTAATCGGCAACCCAAACCAAAGTATTGAATTAACACTTCGCTATATACCTGCGGCTCAATCGTGGGTGATGGATGTTATATATGAAGATTTTTTATTGTACGGCGTTAGGGTGGTTGCAAATCCAAACCTATTAAGACAATATAAGAATAAAATCCCATTTGGATTGTTATGTACGACAACACAGCCAATTGACCCGTACCGCATTAATGATTTTGACACAGGATACGCAAAATTATATTTAATGGATGCGGACGATGTCGAAGAAATAGAAACAAGAGTTTATGAGTAAGTTACAACGCACATATAGAATAGAGATTGATATTGAAGGTCAGGATACAATTGTTATTGTGCCGCCTTTGACTATTAACTTTACTGTAACGCGACGTTATCAATCCTCATTGAATACGATGCAACTCGACATCCGTAATATAAGTAAAAAATACCGCGATTTAATATTCCAAGATTTCTTTGATGACAGGACACGAAAAACAATCAGATTATTTGCGGGCTATGATGACTTATCATTGCTATTTGAGGGCAGCTTAGTTGAAGCGTATTCAAGCCGTGACGGAACTAATATAATAACGCATATAACGGGTAAAGATGGATCATGGGATACACAAAATACATACACATATCAAACGATTAACAAAGGTCAAACGGTTGGCGATATACTTGATTTTTTAGCAGGGCAATTTGAGTTTTTGAAAAAGGGTGCAATAGGCGATTATAGCGACGTTCTACAACGCCCCGTTGTTTTGAACGGTCAAACGTACGAATTATTAAAGCAGTACTCTGACGGCGACGTTATGATTGATAACGGGCGTATATACGTTATGAAAGAAAATGAAGTTGTGGAAGGTGTTGTGCCATTGATTAACAATAAATCAGGCATCATATCAACGCCACGCCGTACGGAGGGGATTGTTCAAGTCCAAACATTATTAGAAACACAATTAACCATAGGGGAAAAAGCAAGGTTTGAAAGTAGCATTGAACCTGTGTATAATGGGGAATATAAGGTTTTAGGATTGGTTCACCAAGGCACTATATCGGGTGCGGTATCTGGTACGTGCATCACAACAATTGATTTCCAAGTCGAGGGTGAAATTTTCAAAACGGTAGCATCATGACAAGAAACATAACGCCAAACAAGATAGATATTTATGACGCATTGGAACGTAAATTCAATGCGGGTTTGAATGCGGTTCAAGTTGGTGTTATTCAATCGTATGATGTTGGAACGCAACTCGCAAGCGTGAAAATAGCTATGAAGCAAGTCACTAACATTGATGCGGACGGCACAAAAACCTTGCAAGAATATCCTGTTTTATTGGAATGCCCCGCCTTTGTTTTAAGCGGTGGAAATGATTTTATATCCATGCCTATTACGGCGGGTGATAATTGCCTTGTTTTGTTTAACGATAGAGATATAGACACATGGTTAAACTCGGGAGATGGTGGATTTCCAACAACCTCAAGAAAGCATGATTTATCCGATGGGTTCGTTTTGGTTGGGGTGCGCCCTTTAACGGCATCCATAGCGAGTGCGTTGGCGGATGGAATCCGCATAAGTCATAATGGTGATAGTTTTATGGATTTTGTCGACGGCATGATTGAATCAACTGCGTCCATGTTCAAACATAATGGCGACATGCAGGTTGATGGAGATGTTACCATTGAGGAGGATTTGCTTGTTAAGGGCGGGATGGCTGTTCTCGGTACGGTAACGGGTAACGGATCAGGCGAAATGAATATTGATGCTGACATTGTGCAAGTGTCGGGGCGTGAAATACATGCGGGAAATGGTGCAACGGGTACATTCACAGAAGTGACCGTTGTTGATGGAATAGTGATATCGGGGACATAGGATGCTTTTTAGAAATATAGACAGTGATGGCGATTGGGAATTTGGGCGGGGAAAATCCGATTTAATCAAAAACAATGATGCGGTTGGGCTTGATATAAAAACACGCATCCAGTCATGGGTTGGTGATTGTTTCTTTGACCAAAACGCGGGGATTGATTGGATTAATCGCCTTGGGAGTTTAGGGCAAAGAGAATTGTTAGAATTAGACCTAAAACGTGTTATAATGCAAACAGAGAACGTGACAGCGTTGCTTTCCTTTGACACATACTTAAACGGGCGGAGTTTTACGGCTGATTATTCGGTTGAAACGGTATACAGCAAATCATACGAAGACAAGCTGATTTTGGAGTTATAATGGTTGATATTTTAAACGAAAACGGATTAACGGTAAAAACATATAGTGAAATAAACGAGGACTTAAAAACAGCCTATCGTTCAATATATGGGAGTTCAATAAACCTTGAATCAAATTCACCTGACGGGCAAACAATAGGAATTTATTCGCAGGGTGCGGTTGACATTCGAGAGGTTGCTGTAAATATTTATAATTCTTTCGATCCTGATAAGGCTGAGGGTGTTATTCTTGATAGCCGCGTTTCAATCAACAACATTCAACGTCAAGGCGGAACTTACACAATAACGCCTGTTGATGTTACGGTTGATAGAACGGTAACGCTTAACGGCTTGGATGCTGACTTTAACCTTGTCGATGGTGTTGGTTATACGGTGCAAGACGATGCTGGGAATCAATTCATATTAATTGATACGGTTGAATTGACAGCGGGGACACATAGCCTCCCATTTCGTGCAAAAAATATCGGGCTTGTCAATGTTACGGTCGGCACGATAACAAATGCAACAACGATTGTTTTAGGTGTTACGGATATCAACAATTCAAGTGCGCCAACAACAATAGGTGCGGATGAAGAAACGGATGCACAGTTGCGTGTAAGACGACAAAAATCTGTTTCATTAGGATCAAGTGGTTATATTAACGGACTTGAGGGTGTTGTTTTAAATTTAGATGGCGTAACGGCGGCCAGGTTATATGAGAACATAACAAACGCCGTTGATGCTGATGGAATCCCCGCGCATGGAATGTGGTTGATTGTCGA